TATAGATTTTTCTGATTCTAATAAATAATTTAACATACATTTATAATAAGGTTGTAAATTATAAGTAATTCCTAATGCAGGATCTTGACAACTTGTACAACCTTCTGTACCTTCATAATCACTTTCAATTTCAATAAACCAAATATCTGTAAAAGAAGGAATGTTTAATTCTATAGCTGTAACTATAAAAACTTCTTTATTATTAATTTGTTCTAATTTATAATTTAAATCAATACTTAAAGATAAATCTTTAAATGTATCAATATCCCATAATTGAATAGAAGTTATTAAACTTCCTTCAACAGTTTCTACATCAATTGCAAGTTGTTGCCCGTCATTTAATATTTCAAAATTCTTTATTATCGATGCGCTCATATTTTTGTGTAAAAAAAAAGCTGACTGCGTACAAATTAATGTTTACAATCAGCCTTTTTAGGTTATTTATTTATTTATTTTATTATACTACTGCTAAATTAGCTGGTACTGTAGCATATGTATCAACTGCAGTTCTAATTGAAGTAAGAATTGCATTTGTATTAGCATTATTAGCTAATGTATTAGTACCTTTATCTACTGCAATAGTTAAAACTTTATATTGACGTTCTACACCTACTGATGTATTTGGTACATAATGTTTAATATGGATAAGGTTATATACTCCTGATGCAGAAGCATAAGTTGGAGTTAAGTTTCCAAAGTTTGCTGGAAAACCATATTCTCTCGATGGATCATATTTAAATCCTTTAAGAACATATTCAGCATTAGTAACCCATTTACCAGTTCCTGTTCCAGGTTTTGGAGTAGTAATTTGAGTAGTAGTTAATACATCAAGATTTGAATTATTACCATTTGTAGGTACATTTTCAAAAACTTTACCTTTAACAGTAAACTGCAATTTACGACCAGTATCACGTCCAACGCGATTAGCTTGATATTTTTCTGTAATTAAAATTCCAGTACCATCAGCAACTGCTGTGAATTCATCTGACCCACGATTGGATAGATTTTTATTCAAAGATAGTAAAACACCATCTCTAACAGTTGTTGCTGTATCAGAACCTAATACTTGACCTGTTACATAATATCCTTGAATAGTTGTAAAATTTTCAGAAGATAATTGATCTTCTAATCTAATTTCAACCTCATAAGTTCTTTTAGCTGCTACAACACCTGCTGTGTTGAAACCATCTATTTTATAAGAACCTTGTACTTCTGCAGAATAAGCACTAACTGTAACTTTATCTACATATTTAGGATCAACTTTATCTGAGAATTCAAATCCTCCAGGAATTCCATCTGCTTTTTGTAAAACATAAAATGGTTTTTTAGCTGCAACATTAGTACCATCTTTAGATAATACTTTTAATTCTTTGTCTGTTGCTGACGCAATAAAAGTAGGTACAGTTGTTTCTGTAGCTACTGCATTTCCAATAAGCATTTCGCCAACTTGGTTTGGTACAAACATAATTTAATTTGTTTTAATTTATAATAATTTATTTATTCATTTATTTGGCTCATTTGAGCTTTTACTTGTAAATTTTGAGGTTTGTAATCAGCAGTGGCTAACATTACAGCTCTATCTAATATTTCTCTACAAATTTCTGTGTTTAATTCACAAGGTGTTTCTACAGAAATTCCATCAATTGTTAAATTATCTGATGGAAATGCAGTATTTAAATTTGTAATAATAATAGGTTTTGGATATTTAATATATCTAATTTGATATTCTAATGTTCCTATAATGTTGTAAGGTGATATAATTTCAACAACTTTAACATTATTAATATTTGATAAATCTAATCTCCAAGCAATTTTTTCATTTGGTTTTTCAAATGGATTATCAATTTGAATATTATATTCGTCATAAGACATTGGTTTAATATTTAATATCTTATTATTATAACAATCTTCTGAAGTTATTTTAGCTTTTTCATTAGTAATTAAAAATAAATCATCTGGTATAACATAAAACTTTGCTTGTGAATCAATATTAAAAGAATTTGTTATAATATTAGTAGTTTTATAATCTTTTACTAATTGACTTAAATCTCTACGTCTTTTTTCAGTAGCTTCAAAACCTTTTTGTTTACGATTACTTAAAGGATCATAATAGTTTTTAATAATTTCGAGCTGTGCTTTACTTAAATAAACACTAAGTTCATAATCGTCAATTCCTGGACTAGAGTTACTTGCTATAGCATTGTAAGATATATCAAACTGATTTCGGAATTCTCGATTAGTCATACTTATTTAATTTTATTAACGTTGTGATATTAGGTATTACATCATTTAACATATTTGATAAATAACTTCTAGAAATATTAAAAGCTAAAGCTGCATCTTTCATTGAATTATAAATTACTTCTGTAGAAGTATCAATTACTTTAATTGATCGTAATTCAGATAATTTTATTTTATTTTCTTCAGATATAATTCTACCAATTAGTTTACTTCTAATTTTACTTTTATGTTCTTCTGATAATTTTTTACCTATTTGAACTAAACTTATTTTTAATTTAGTTTCTTCGGAATGCTTTCTACCTAAACAATATTTATTTCCAGTATTAAATTTAGCTAGTGCTAAAATTTGTTCTGGTGAATTACGTTTACCTTTTTTATTTTTTGTAATTCTTGCAGCAGCTGCATTTTTCAATCGTGTTTCTTTAGAAACTACAAGATTTGTAGTTCCTTCCCCACCATCAGTAAGATTTACTAACTTTCCAGTTTTTAAATCATATCTACCATAATACTTAATTAAATATTTTTCAATTTCAATAGTTTCTTGATTTGTAAGATCTAAAAATAAAATCTCTATACTATATCCAACTTTATTTACAATATTTTTCCAATGTTTATTTCTATTTGATATAATTTTAGATCTTTTACCTATAGCTTTTCGTTTATCTGTATCAAGTTCAATTCCGATATAAAAAATATCGTTTGTATCTAATCGTTTATGTTGATAAACTACTGCCATTTTTATTATTTAGCTTTTTCTATTTTAGCAGTTATCAAATTTCTAACATCTTGGTTTTTTACATTATCTAAATAGGCTATTGCATTATCAAATGTAGCAATTTCTCCTGAATTACAAAGATCTAAACCATCTTCTGTTGAATATTTATTTGATTTTTTAAGAATCACACCTTTATCAATTCCTGTATTAATTAACATCTTTGTATAAAGAGTTTTATCATTCATTACACTAACAAATTTAGCAGCTTCATTATCAATAAACTCTTCTAATTTATGTTGTAACCAATCTAATTTAACTTCTGGTGAAATAGGTTTATTAGTAAGTAATTTTAGAACACTGAGTAATTTTTCTTTATCATCTTCAATTTTACCATACATTTTAAATGCTTCTTTCTTAGCATCGTATTTACCTTTAGATTCTAACATTTCCTCGTTTTCTCTACAAATTGCAAATTGATAAGTTTGTTTAGAATTACGACTTACCCAAGTTGGAGCAATCTCATTCTTTAAAGATTCTAAAATTTTATACGAGATAAAATCCATAGCATTACTTAAATCTAATCTATTATTAGCATCTTCTTTATGTAAAGCTACTCTAAAAGTATTCCAAAAATCACCATATACAGATAAATTTAAACCTGTAATAGATTCTAAATATTCTTTTTCTTCATTACTTAATATATTGGCAATTGAACCATTTCTCATAAGAGGTGTACAAAACTTACGAACTGCTTTTGATAATAAACCACCTGAGATTACGTGATTTTTATCTACATTTGCAGCCATTCCTCTATTTCTATGAATATATCTAAGTGTAACTATTTCTTGTGGTAATGTAAAATTACCTTTTATTGTTTTTTCCATTCTTCTTTTTATTTGTCTTCTTCCGAAAGATTTTTAATTTATAAAAAAGGGGTTATATTTCAAACCCCTTATAATTATTTTAGTTTAATAATGACGGAATCATTGATGCAGTTCTAGAAGCATCTTTAACTAATGAACCAACTCCTTCTACAAGAGCAGTCATTGTTGCAGAATCTTCCATTAATTGCATTGTTCCACCTCTACGACCTGTATAAGGATCTCTAATACCTGCTATATATCCACGTAATTCGTCAGAACCTCTAACTTTTACTTTTTGGATATTAGGCTCTTCCATTGAACCGATGTAAAGAATATCGTATCTGTAAGATTCAGCTACACCACCATCTGGGTGAAGAATTTTATTACGAACTTTATCATCATACATTGGATCAACTTCTAACATTACGTGAATGTTATTAGGAGCTCTATATTCAGTAAATTGGAATCCAGCACTAAAAGCATTAGCGTGGAATTTAGAAGATACATTTTTAATCGCATTAGCACCTGAATTATCAAATCCTAAAGCAGCCCATCCTGATGCAACTTCTGCTACAGCTCTGTGGAATTGTGCGGCACCTCTTTCACCAGTACGCAACATAAATTTTCTTTCTCCCCAATCTAATTTACCTTCTGACAATTCAGATAGCAAATCTTCCAACATACGAATAGAAAATCTATTGTAATAAGTTGTATTTGAAACTTCCATTTGTTCACGAATTCCTGAACCAGCTTTAATTTCAATATTAGCATTACCTTTATTCAAGAAACGTCCGTTTTCATCACGGTTTGTTTTACCAAACATAATTGTACGTGATTTAATACGCGATAATGCTTTTTCAAACTGCCAGTAAACTTCTTGCATCCAAGTTGTAGAACTATGAACTTTTCCTGTATTAGGATCTCTTGTTTCAATACCTGCATGATATACTGGTTGAATTTTACAATCAATCATAGCACCTGAAACTTTATGTTCCATACGGATAGAAGTAACAGAGTTTCTCATTAGGAAAGGAGAGGTAAATTGAATACCAGCACCTTGGATTGATAACTCATCTTCAACAGGAGCACCCTCAATAGAGAATCTGTTTCCTGGTAAAAATTCATCTCCTGGAATACCTAACAATGATTCTTGACCACCCCATACTTCACAAGTATAAACATAGTTAGAACCTTCTTCATAAGGCTCTTCAATAATTCTCATTTGATATGTATCAGGTCTATTACCTGCAATCAAATGCATTTTTGTAAACCATTTTTCAGCGAATACCATTTCAAATGTTGCTCTAGCAGCACCAACACCTACAGTATTAGTATCTACAACAGCTCCATTATATCTAGCTTCAACTAACGCAATGTTACGTTCATCTGAACCAACAACTTTCCATACAAAATCATCTGCAGTAGCAATAATTTTCTCAGGGAATAACGATAAGGTTGTATCCAAATTTTTCATTCCTGAGTTTTGCAACAATACAGTTGTCAAAGGGGAAATCAATTGTGGTTGAGAACCAAACAATTGAGAGATGTGATTTTTGAGGGTTAATCCTGACCACGCTTGTGACTTAGTCATAATAAATTTTCCTGCGGACATATAATATATATATTTAATATACTACTTCATTGTAGTATAAAAGTTTTCCATTTAATCTTGGAAGGAGATTTTATTTACAAAACATTCATTATATCCTCCGAATGTTTTTTGTGGAATATATTTTTCCACATTATTTAATAATTCAATTTCTTTATAAACAGCATCGTATTTGTTTAACATTATTAGTTCAAGAATTTCTGCAGTATATGGGATATTTTTTAATCTAGTTTTAATATCTTTTGTTAAACCATACTTATAAAATTCAAATCCATTATCTTCAATTAATTTAAGATGATAAAAATAAAGATCTTCTGTTAACCACAATTCTTTATTTCTTTCAGCAAGTGTTAAATTATATGCTCCTGGAGCTTTTATTTTTTCAATACCTTCTCTAGATTTTTTATATCTTTCATTTTGATATTTATTAATTTCAACTTTATTTTTTTCTCTATAAAGTCTCCTTTTTTCATTTAAAAGATTTTTATTATTTTCATAATAATTTCTCTTAGATTCAAGTCTAGTTTTATTTCTTATCCTATCTTTTTCACGACTTTTTTCTAAATTATTTAATCTACGTTGTTTATTACGTTCATTTATAATATCTTTATTTTCTTCGTAATATTTTTTATAAGCTTCTGGATTATATTTACCTCCCAAAATTTAAAATATTATATATTTAACACATGACCACTAAAGTTATCATATGTATTAGCATCTTGTTGCCATAATGGAACACCATTATCTTTTAATTTTGTTTGACGTGCAATTTTTTCTAAATCTTTTACAGCACTTGATTTAGCATTTGTTGAAATTTTACTTAAATCTTTAAACCCATTTGTAAGTTCATAAAAATGATACATTCTAATTTCAAACTCTAAAGGATTTTCTCTTCTTTCCTTCATAAATTTATTTTCAAATGTTCCATCTGGAGATTTACCAACAATATCATTAATTGATTTATAAACTTTATCTTGTAATGATTTATTGGGTTTTAAACCTGAAATTAAATCTTTAGATTCATAAATGGTTTTTTTCATTTGTTCATCTAACTTAGTTTGATTTACTTTTTCAGCTTCTAATCTTTCTTTATAAGATTGAGTTTCTTTTTCAATCTCACGAGCTTTAAACTCTTTAAGACTTTCTAAAGATTCTGAAGCATCTTCTAAAATTGCATCTTCTCCTAAATCAATTAAACGATTCATCATTCTATTGATTTTCTTTTCATCTAAACCTTGATTAAGATAATCATCATAAATTATACGTTTAGCTAAATCAATATCATTTTTTAATGAATCAGAATTAATAGTATTAAGATCTTGAATATCTTTTTTAGCAATTCCTATTTTATTTAAATCTAAATTTGCTAAATAATCATTTAATCTTAACTCTGCTTGAATATCTAATTCTTTATTAAAGACATTAGCAAAATCATCAGCAGATTTAATATCTTTTAAATCGATGTCTAGAGAAGGTAGCAAACCTTGTTCGTGAACAAAAGCAGCTAAAGAAGAATATAGGTTGGAAGAAGACTCACTGCCTTCACTACCTTCCTCTTCAACATCTTCCTCGTCTACTTCCTCTGAACTCTCGTCCTCAACGTGGTTATTATTATTTTCTAATGTAGTATCTTCTACATTTGTATCATTTTCATTTTCTTCTTCATCAGTATTGTCATCATCAGGTAATGCAAAGTTAAAATTTAACTCTTGATTTCCTTCAAACAAACTCATACCTAATTCATTATCGTCTTCCATTCGATTATTTATTATTGTTATGTTTTATTCTAAGTTTGCAAATATACAAAATTGTATAAGCGAATCCAAACAATAATTAAAATATTATTAGTTGTTTAAAATTCGCCCATAGCGTTTATGTTGTTGTTTTTTTCTTAATTCTAGAAATTTGATTAGATTCTTTCTTCAATTCTACATCATCTTTATGTTTCATCATATCCTGATCTAATGCTTTTAATTTGAGATTATAATCAGCTCTAGCTTTATTTACATCAAATTGAAATTTTTCTTGATCTAAAGGATCTCCAATACCATCATCAACAATACCATCTTTATCATTATCATTTCCTAATTCTGCAATGTAACGTTTAGTTTCATTATCTCTTTGATTTTTTAAATCTTCAAGTTGAAGTTTTTGTTGTTCCAACTCCATAGTTGCAGCATTGGCTTCTTGTTGAGTTTTATTAGCTTCTTGTGCTTGTTGAGATTGATTTTGTTGCATTTGTTCTTCAGCAATTTCTAACTTACGTCGCATATCCATTAATGATGGACTGAAGTAAATATCCATAATTGTAGTCATTGAACCACCATTTTGAATGAATGCTTGAGCATATTGTTTAATAGCTTGTTCGAGTTCAATTATTTTAGGAGTATTAGATACTAATAAACCATAATCAGATTCAGCAAAAGTTTCACCTTCCATATTAAGAATTTCAATAGTTTGATCATCTAATATATATTGTACTTTTTTATTCTCAACATCTTTTAATGCAATTTTAGCAGTTTCTAAAAATGCTTCTAGTACTCTAATTTTAACAGCTTCGTGTTGCATATACCAATATTCAGTAATATGACTTGATTGATTTACAGAACGTTCTACACCACCAACAGTTTCTCTATTGGAAATTTGACCTTCACGTTGTCTTGATACACCACATAATTCACCCATTTCCATTTTAATGAATTCAAGTAATTGAATATGTTGTTGTATATAAGCACCAGTTTCCATATCAATAGCTCTACCACCTACAGTATTCATATTACCTGCAAGTTTACCAGTAGATTGACCGTGTTGACCTTCTTTAAATGAATCTACTACAGCAATCTTATTTACTACAGCAAAATGCATCCATTTTTCAATTTCCCAGTTAGCTGGTACTTTAGCTAAATCAAGTTCTAGTATTTTACCATAATTTGTAGATATTGCTTTATTAAGTCTATCAAACATTGCATCATACATATATTGAAAGTTTTTAGCTCTATCTACTAAAGATACAGCTTTACCTTGATTTGTATTATATACTTGTCCAATAATACCTAAATGACCTTTTGATGGATTATTAGCTTTTACATATTGAACTTGAAGAGGTCTCATTTTAAGATAAATATCTTTACCTAACTTAACACCTTCCCAACCTTCAGATACCCAAAAATCTGTAGATTCTTCACCTAAGTTTTTATCTACTTTATATTCTTCAGATTCAAATCTAAATTGCTCATCACCATACTCATCATAGAATTTAATCTTTTTAACTTTACGTAATGATTTCCATCTAACTTTTAATTCTCTAATATTACCATTTTCATCAGTATAATTATTATTAAAATGATGACCATTTAATTCAGCTATTTGACTTATACTTTCAAACATTCCTCCAGAATCTGTCCTATCTCGAAATAATGTATGGTTATCATAATCTTCAGAATAAGTACCTTTACCAGACCTTGTTGAGTATTCTAATAAATAATCAATTTCATCAGGTTTAAGTTCATCATAATATTCATCAACTAATTGATTAGGTGATTTATGATCTTCCATGATAATAATATCAGCATCTTCAAATTTATTAGAATTACCAGTTCTAACTGCGTGTACTTTTAAAGGATTTAATCTTTCAAAAGTAGGTTCTCCATGAGATATATCAATTAAATATATTTGTCTTGGTTCATTCGTACGTGGATTAATAGTAT